CCACTCTGACGCGTCGAGAATACGCGTCCTACGCATTGACCTGCTCCAGCACCAGCGTGAGCTTGTAGACCATCTGCCCGGCCGTATTCGACGCGTAGGTGGTGGCGTAGGTGATCGGCGAGGCCGCAGCCACGTTCACCATCTGCGTCTGACTCTGGACCGTGCCGGTGGTGTTCCCGGTCATCGCCGCGCCGCTATACGTGCAGGTCACCCCGCCATCCGTCCACCCGAGCGTGACCGTCAGCGAGCTCGTCGCCGCGCCCGTTGTCGCAGGCGTCGTCACCCGCGCATACCAGGTCACCCGGTAGAGGCCTGTTGCCAGTGACCCCGTCTGGATCGCGGTCGTGCCAATCGACGCGTGCTGCCCGCTCACCGAGGCCGTCTGCAGTCGCGCCGGCGCCGCATCCACATCGGCCACCAACTGCGTCATCCAGTCGATGAACGTCTTTGATGGGCGCCGCTTGGCGTCCACCATGGCTTCGTGCGTGTTCAGGGTCGCGGTGGTATACGCCATCAGCGCGCCTGCACACTCGGGCGGAAATTCGCCCCGGTAATCCGCCAGGGGATGGGGTCGCTGACCACGATCTCAGGCTGCCAGGCATCCCCGCGGCGGGCACTCCCGCACCGGGTCCAGAACACGCGCGTGCTGTATTGCCCGACCGCTCCCGCGCTCCGGTCGCGCTCGGCGCCCCATGTTTTCCCGCCGTTGGTGCTGATGCGGAGCGACATCTGCGGGTTGCTGCCCTGACCCGACTGGAGCCCGAGACCAGACTCGAGCCCCACCTCGAACTCGGAGACGAACAGCCGCGCATCCGTGGCCGGAATCGCCGGGGGTCGGCGTAGCCGCACAATCGGCCGGCTGTCCACGTCGGTGTAGATGTTGGCATCCAACTGATAGAGCGCGCCCGAATTCCGGTCGAGCATCCGGTGCTGCCCGAAACAGAACGCGTGGTAGAGCGGCCGCCAGGCGACGAACTGGTTATCCTCGGCGATCCACGTCCCGCGCTCCGTCCACCGCATCGCCGCTGGCAACGGGCCGACCGTGGCGTCGTAGGCCCAAGTAATCTCGTCCGCAAACGTCAGGATGTAGAAGCTATGCCCGTCGAGCTCGTACGCATCACCGACCGCGCTGCTGATCGTGCTGTAACTCTCGAGCGCCACATGGATGGGGAAGGTGCTGACATCTTCAGGCGTGAACCCCGCCGCGCGCATCACACTGCCGGTGCCCTCCGCATTCCTGGCGAGGAACATGATCGCGCCGGCCACGATCTCCGGCGAGAACGGCGCCGCGCAGCCCATCTCGACCAGTCCTGATGGATGCGGGGCAAACGGGAAGGGCGCGGTGCCCGCGTCATACCAGATCTCGGACGTTTCCGACCCGAACAGCCAGATGTAGCGGTCCCACACCTTCATGGCGATCCACGGGTCCGGCGCAATCGACCGCTGGGCATACTGTGTCGGGTCCCACGTCGTGCCGTCGTTCAGATTCGACAGGTAGAGCGTCGAGGTCGCCGCGTCCAGCGCGAGGAAGAACCCGTCGAGGTAATCCCCCATCGTGGTGGCGCCCGTGCGGACCAGCGCAAAGGTGTTACTCGCCAGCGTGAAGATGTAGCCGTTGTTCCCTGACGTGATGAACAGTTCGCCGCCGGAATCGCCCGAACTGCAGATCGTGGCCGGATTCGAGTCAATCGCCACCGTGCCGCGGCTCGTCAGCGTGCCCGTGCTGTTGATCTCGTAGAATGTCGGCCCGATGACGGCGAACTCCCGCCCCGCCTGCGCGAAGTGGGCCCGTCCTGGGGAGGCGACCGCTGTATCCAGCAGCGTCACGCCCGGCGTCGGGTAGAGCACGTCCGTCGGCGCCCCGCCACCCACGTCCTGCCGCTCGCAGTAGAAGTTGACCGTGCGCGCGTTGGCCGCAATCGGGCTTTTGGCTACGTAGCTGCCGCCGACGAACGCAGGATACTCAGGCATCTACTGTCCGGCGTTGATGTCGAACCAGAACGGCGACCGCGAGACGAACGCGCGCGGGTCGGCCGCCATGTCCATCCGGCGCGTGTTCGTGCGCTTGATGTCCGCCTTGCTCTCGACCGCGGCCTGCACCAGCGCCGGTGATGGGGATGCCTGGAAGGCGCCCGCGATCTCCATCGTCAGGTTGGTGCGGAAGAACCGCTTGTAGCCCGGTGGCAGCGTGAACGTATCCCCCAAGGCTGCAAACTGCGCGAGCGCCGTCTGCGTATACATCACACCCTGCAGCGTCGTGCTGGTCGGGATGGGATACGGAATCAGCGTGCCCGTCGGCATCGTCGGGTTGTAGTAGAAGAACTGCGGATAGGGGCTCGTCAAGGCCTTCTGGGGGATGGCCGCGTAGGCGTCCTCCGTCAGGCAGGGCCCCAACTGCCGCTCGAGCGTCGGGCTCACCGAGGTGTCGATGAACCCGATATTCTGGATGGCCTGCGGGCTCACCGGGCGCACGACGTTGACCGTGGACCCGCTGCCGACCGCGTAGGACGTGGCCGTGCTGATCGTCCACGTCGTCCGCGCAATCGTATAGATGGTCAGCCGCTCATTCGCCAGGCTGTCGATCCACTCGTTGACGCGCGCGAGCGCCAGCGCGGAATCTTCGGCCGCCGGCGTCGTGCCCGCGTCGTAGATCCCGAGGTCCTGCAGCGCCGCGGTGATCGTGTCGCCGATGGTCGCCATCGCCTACCGCGTGTAGACCGTCACCACCCACGTCCCGCCCACGGTCGTATTGGACAGGCTGATGCCATTCGCCATGACCGGAGGGCGTGCGCCCCACAGGTCCGCCGACGACGAACTGGCCTGCACGGCGTAGTCCGCCAGCACAGACCCGGACCCAGGCGTGCCGCTGTCACGGAGCGTGACCTGCTGCCCCGCCGACAGGCCGGTGCCCTGGAACGAGGCGCCCACGACCTGCACGGGGACGGCAAACGCCACCCCGTCGTTGGTGGCGGTGAACGTCAGCGAATTGGGCTGTCGCGCAATAGCCATGTCAAGGCCTCCGCGGCCTGCTCACGCAGGCGCTTCTTCGTGTTCCGGCCGACATCGGCCACATGCTCATGGGTCAGTTCGTTGACCTCGTCGAGCTCCCGCTGTGGGCATGCGCCCCACAGGTCCGCCGACGACCAACTGGCCTGCACGGCGTCGTAGTCCGCCAGCACAGACCCGGACCCAGGCGTGCCGCTGTCACGGAGCGTGACCTGCTGCCCCGCCGACAGGCCGGTGCCCTGGAACGAGGCGCCCACGACCTGCACGGGGACGGCAAACGCCACCCCGTCGTTGGTGGCGGTGAACGTCAGCGAATTGGGCTGTCGCGCAATAGCCATGTCTAGGCCTCCGCGGCCTGCTCACGCAGGCGCTTCTTCGTGTTCCGGCCGACATCGGCCACATGCTCATGGGTCAGTTCGTTGACCTCGTCGAGCTCCCGCTGTGCCTTGTCAGACATCCGACGGGCCGCGTAGTTCGCCTCGGCTGCGGCATCTCCGAGCGCGCGCGCCTCCCGTTCGGCCTGCTCCATGGCCTCTCCCGGTGACTCGCACCACCCCTGGCCCTTCGCCATACGATGTTCCGATTCGTCACGCACAATGCGCTGGCAAGACGCGGTGAACGATTCCGCCTGGTTGATCGCGGCCTGATACTCGGCCTGATCGCGCCAGCCGAAGGGGGACGGCGGCGGCGCCATGCACAGCCGCTTGCCGTTCATCTCCCCGGCGCGATACAGCATCTTTGGATACGCCGCCCACGGGCTGGGCGCATCCCACTTCGCCAATTCGCGGCCGAGTTCTGAGTCTGGATTGATGACAACGGGCATGACTTACTCCTGAGACGGTGACGCGCACCACGCGTGCCACAACGAGCGATAGGCGCCGGCGACCGCCTCGGCGTAGCCGGTGCAAATCGGAGAGGCCAAGAGACGGTCCCGCAGCGTGGCGCGGTCCGCCTCGAGCGCGGCCCGGTCCGAGATGAGCGCCGCCGCGGCGTCGACGTAACCCGCATGGGTCGTCGCGATGCCACGCGTGGCCCCCACATGCGACAGGAGCGCGCCGGCGACACGCGCCCGCGAATCCGTCCCCTGCAGGGTGACCGTCGGCACGCCCATATACAGGGCCTCACACGTCGTCACCCCGCCACCCTGCGGAAAGGGCTCGAGCATCACGTCGACTTCGCCCACCGCGGCCAGGTGCGCCCGGTGCGTCGTGCCGCCCACGAACTCCACACGCCCGAGGGCTGCGCGCAACTGCGCCTGGATATGCACGTCCTGGTAGGCTTCGCCCTTAAACCGAATGACGGCGTCCGGCACCCGCGCCAGAAGGGCCGCCCAGGTGTCCAACACCTCGGCGTTGACCTTGTTCCACCGATGGAACGCTCCGAACACGGGATAGGCCGACCGCACCGACTGCGGCAGGAACCCCGGCGGCGGCGCCCACGGAATCAACGCGCCGAGCTCCACGACCTGCTCCGTGCCCTGCTCGCTGCCTCTCGCCACAGGGTCAGAGAACCGCGCGTCGATGGCGTCCAGCCCCAGCCCGAGGCCGTAGCCCCAGGCCGTAACCTGCACGGGCGCCGGCTTGTGGCAGAACATCGTCAGCCGATTGCCAGCGGTGTAGCCAGAGACATCCACCAGCACGTCGATCTGGTCCGCCCGAATCTGCGCGGCCAGGGCCGCATCATCCAGGTCGGACACGTTGCGGTAGCGCGTCATCGCCTGGTAGACCGCGGTATGCGCGTCGTCTCGGTCCGGCGTGTGGGCGGCGTAGCACCACGTCTCCGTGCCGGGGATGCCACTCGTCAGGAGCGATTCAATCGCCAGCCCCGCCGAATGCTGCCGGAAGTCGGCCGACACATAGCCGACGCGCAGCGTGCGGGTCGGCGTGCGGTCGTTGCGGTGCGGTTGCCGACGTTCATAGGCGGCTGCCCCGTAGAGCGCCCACCAGAGCCGCCGCTGCGCCCACCGCTCAGACGCGGTCGACGCGGGGTCCAGATCCTGCGCGAAAATCAGGGCGTCTCGCACCTCCCGCCGCGACGGGTCGAGCACGAGACACGCGGACAGATGGGACATCGCCTTTTCGGCCTGCCCCATCTGCCACGCGAACAATCCGGCTGCCTGATGGGTGTCTGCCGTGCGGAAACCGTCCGCCAGCAGCCCGTCAAACAGAGACGCGGCCTGATTCCAGACGGGCGCGGCCGAGGCCGCCCCACCCTTGATGCTCCGCACGAGGTCCGCAATGCGGGCGCTCGACACGTCATCCCCCGGAGGAATCACGACCGCAAAGGGCATCTTAGGCCCAGGTCACGGTGACCGCGGTCACGGTGCCGCCGTAGGCGCCTTCCAGCGGCGTCCACACGCCGTTGCAGGCAATGAACGGGAAGCTGATCTGCGCGCCCGTGGCGAACGTGCCGACATCGACGGTCGTGCCGCCGGCGCCGATCCCGCCCGTCACGGTGACGGTGTGGGCCGCCTTGCCGTTACCGACCACGATCAGCAGCGAACCGTCCATATCCTTGGTCGGGGCTGCGAGCGTGATGGGCAGGGCTGTGCTGCCATTCAGCACGTAGACCGCGTCCTGGCCGGGATACCCGGAGATGGTCGCCGTCGCGCTGACGCTGGTCACGATACGGGCCTTCCCCGCGACCGGGTACTGCGTCACGGTCTGGGGTCCCTGCGACGTGATGTCGCTCGCCAAGAACGTGGTGACGTTCGAGGTGAGGACATGCGCCGCCGTCACGGAGCCGTTCTGGCCGCGCTCCACGGGGATGGTCGTGCCGCTGACGTAGGTTTTGCTGACGCGCAGCACTTCCTGGTCGATCAGCACCAGATTGCCGGCCGCGAAGCCGGTCGCCGATGCCACCACCATGGACGTAGCATCCGTCGTGATCGCCGCCGAGAGAGTCGTGGTTGTCATTGCCATGATCGCGTTACCCCCACACCCGCGCCGCGAGGCGGGCCTGGATAGTGGCCGCGCCGATCAGCATGTCGAGGCGCGACGGATTCTGGTCGGAGCCGATCTGATACTGCTCCACCATGCGGAGCGAGAACCCGAGCGCCTTGCTGCGAACCGCAGTGGCCTTACAGCCGGCTTCGGGCTTAAACAGATCCGCCATGACGAACGCGAACGCGTCCGGGTGATACACGAGCGACTGCGGCGAGGTGGTCGCCGCCAGCGTGCCCGTGGCCGCCGAGGTGGCGCCGAGCACCGTAATGACCGCGTTGTCAGCCGGGGACGCATCCACCGTCTGCAACTGGCCGGACGTGATGATCGATGGCGAGATTGCAATCGTCATGGCGCCGGTCGTGTCGCTGATCGTGGCCGTGACCACGAACTGCTGCAGGCGGCCCGTCGAGGCATACGACAGCGGGTTGACCGTGTTCACGCCGCCAATGGTGAACACGTCACCCTTGTTCAGCGTGGTGGCACCCGAGGCCCAGCCGTCCGTGATGATCGTCGAGCCGGTCTGGGTCGCGCCGTTGACCAGCGGGGTGCAGGCCGTATACGTGCCGGTCACATGGGCCAGCCGATTCGGGTCCTGATACCACTCGTCCACGCCCAACTGATTCCGGCCAAACTGTCCGCTCCGGTAGTTCTCGGAGATGACCGCCGACGGGTTGAACAGCGAGGACGACGTGTTCGCCAGCGTTACCATCGCCATCGGGTCGAGGACCGCCACGCGCCCATTCATCGGGGTCGCCTGGTCGGTGAGCTTCACGCCGGCCTGCAGATAGGTCAGCGTGGCGCTCGGGGTCGTGCCGGGCGTGCCCACCGAGGAGTAGACATCCCGCACCACCGCGTTGTAGGCCAGCACGTCCGCCGCGTTGGCGAGCGTCTCAGCCCCAGGCTGCGTGTAGCGCGTGCGAATGTCGTCCAGTTCGGTCGTGGCCTGCGCGCTCGAGTAGCCGAAGGCGACGTTCTTCTGGTTGGTCAGCGTGATCGGCACGGTCTGGTCGTAGAGGCTCTGCAACTGCAGCGCCTGACCGTCCGTGGCCTGGAACCGCTGCGGGAGCCGCGCCTGCACCGTATTGCCGACGCGCGCGCCGGCCTGCTTGTACTGGTCGTCGTAGGTGCGATTCACGTTGGCGAGGAACTTGACCTCGTTCGTGAACCCCCTGGCGACCTCTTTCATCACCCACGTCGGGGTGGCGAGTGTATTGAGGGCCATGTGAATTACCGAGCGTGGCGGGTCCGCTGCCGACGGTTCTCACGGGCGATATACGCCTCGATGGATTCGTCGTCAGAGCCCTCATCGCTCTGGAGTGGCGCGCCCCGTTCTGGCCGGATCGGAGGCTTTGCCGTGCTGGACGTGCGCGCGGGTCGGGCTGGGCCAGAAGGGGCAGCGCCGATACGCGATTCGAGGATCGCCATTGACCGCGTCAGTTCGCGCGGGGGCAGCGTGGCGAAACGCTGAAGCTCATCAGGGTGCTGCGTGAAGAACTGCATCAACCCCACGACCTGCTCAGACCGGCGGATCTCCTCGCCGATCACATGCCAGGCGGTCACCGACTCACCCGGCTGCAGGCTGTCGAACGTCGGAATCTCGAGGACGTGCTGCGCGATCCCATCCAGGAAGGTCGGGTCCTGCGCTGAGACGGCCTCGATGCGCGAGATGAAGGCCGTATTCACGGCCTCGCGGGCCTGTTCGGCCTGGCGCTGGGCGGCCGTCCGCTGCGCGGCCTGCTCGCGCTCGGCATACCGCTGGTCCGCAATAAAGATGGCCTGGTCAGCGGTGTAGTCGGAATACCGCTCGTAGTCCTCTTCCCTGGGCGCGTTCGGCATCGACAGATACCGCTCGCGGTCGGATACATGCCTGGCCCCCTCGGCCGGCGCACGGCGGACCGCCTCGAGCTCGGCCGCGCGTCGCTCGGCGGCCTCGGCTCGGCGCTCCGCTTCCCGCTGGCGGGCAATCGCCTGCGAGATGCGCGCGTGCGGATCTTCCCGCGGCTTCGCCTTTTTGGGATCGGGCGCGGCAGCTTCGACCGGGTCGGCCTCTTGGTCTGGCTCGATGGGGTCCACTGCCACGCCACGAAAACGCCCGCGCGTATCCCGCCCATGCGGGGCCGCAGGCTCGGACACTTCGATGTCGTCAGCAGGCTCGGCCGCGACCGCTACGCTTGCCGCAGGGACAGCCGCCGGCGCGGGTGCCTCGGCTGGTTCCGGGCTATTGCTCTCGATTTCAAACCCGTCTGCGCTGTCGGCGTATTGCGATCCCATGTCACCCCTGAACGCAAAAAGGCCCGCGCCCAGCCGAAGCTGAGAACGGGCCTTGCCCCCGAAAGGGCATCGAAGCCTATGAAATTATCGGTCGCGGCTCACACGGCGCGAGCCTAACCGCGTGTCAAGCATGCCCCCAGATGCGGCGCGCTGTCAAGCGGTGATCTTGAACGTCACCGCCCCCACCGTTACCAACTTGGGCTTGCCGTGTAGGAAGTGGAACGGCTGCCCCGTGACCTGCTCCCGCTGCACGAGCTCGCAGGCCTCGTAGAACGTCACCGCCCGCTCGACCACGACCGCGACGACGCCAGAGCCTTCACAGGTAGGGCAGCCACCAAGGACGGCGCGGCAGGTGGGGCAGATCAATGGACCTGCCCCTGCCCCTTCTGATACCGCACGAGCGCGCTGTAGGCCTCGCAGTGGGCCTGCCACAGCCGCTCGCGCGTCTTGCCCTCGCGCGTGCCGGGATGATCGAGATAGGCCTTATTCGCGGCCTTCCACGCGTCAAACAGGCGCTGCTCGGTCTTGTCGGCCACGGGTCAGCAGCCCTTCTTCTTGCCGCTCTTGCTGGTTGACTTCTTCATTGCACTCACCTCCTATCGTCCAAGCATCAGCCACGCAAGCCGGCGCCGCCAGCCCATGTGCGTAAACGTCTGCGCCCACGCCTCGAGCGCCTCCAGGCGGGCCTCGGCGTCCGCCACCCGCTGCCGCGTCACCTGTTCGTTGTGCAGGGCTGCGTCGACGTTCGGGGCGATCTTGCGGGCCAGGGTGCGACGAGAGACAGGCGGCGGCATCAGTCCATGTCCGTTTCTGCGGGCCCGTCCTCGGTGGCGGACTCGCGCTCGGCCGACATGCCGGCCATGTGTTCCGCGTGCGCGTGCTCCATCCCGAGCGCCTGCGCCTCGTTCTCGGCCTGATTCGCGACGACAACCTGCTTGGTCAGCGCGTTGATCTTCGCCACTTCAATCGTCGTGGCGTCCTTCATGCCCTGCAGCCGCTCGGCGTGCTCCTGCGACAGCCGCTCGATCTCCAGCTTGACCGACGCGTCTATCTGCGCCTTCTGGAGCAGCGCCTGCGCCTTGACGGTGTCCGCCTCGGCCTGCTGCTTCAGCGTGGCAATCTCCTGCTGGGCCATCTCGAGCATCTGCTGCGCCTGCTGGATCTGCTGCTGGAGCACCTCGGGCGGCGGCCCCTGCTGCGCGTCGTCGTCCCGGTCGATACCGGGATACTCCTTCTCGCGCACCTTCTTGAGAATCTTGGCAATCTCCTTCATGCCAGGCTCATTGCGGAACCGGAAGTAGGTCGCGCCCAACAGGGGCATCAGCGCGGGGTTGCCCTCGAGGATGCCGCCAATCGTCTCGGAGCCTTCCTGGAGGCGCGTCTGGAACGACTTGCCGATGGTCACGGCCACGCCGTAGGTGCCCGTCCGCAGGTCGTAGTGTTTGACCGGCGACCCTTCGCCCATTGGCTGCCCTGGCGCAGGCATCGGCCGTTTCGTCTTCGGGTCCGTGACAAACGGCGCGTTGAGCATGACCGCGCTGCTGTTGTCCTCGCCGTCGAGGATGCGCGCGACACGCCCTGGTCGGTCGTAGATGGCCGGAATCAGGTCGAGCACCACCTTGGCCTCGTAGGTCATCGAGATGTCGGCCAGATTGTGCAGCCCGTGCGAGTTGCCGGCATCCGACTGTTGCTGCAGCGCCAGCACAGCTTTTCCGCTGCGGTCGCCGGACGTATTCCCGAGGCTCGGGTCCCACGTCGCCGTCGCGGCCTGGATGAATTGGTCCGCCTTGTCCAACAGCATCATGGACGGCCCGAGCCGGCTGACATCCGTCTGCGTGCGCTGCGGGAGGGGCGCCGTCTGCCCACTTGGCAGCGTGATCGGCTTACTGAGCATGTAGGGGAAGTTGCGGACGTTGGCCTGCTGCCACATGTCCTCGTAGCCTTCCTCCTGCCCCTCATACATCTGATACGGCGCCTTCGGCTCGAGCGCGGCCAGTTCCAGCGCCGAGCTCGCCGCGTAGTTGAACATGCGCGCGGCGTCCTTGCTCGGCCCGATGATGCCCGTCCATCGGCGGGTCGTGTTAAACGGCTGCAATTCCTTCCAGATCACCGGGATGATCGGGATATACCGGCCATTCCACTCGCCCGACTCGAGCTCCTCGACGGCGGTCAACTTCGACCACAGCACCTTCGGCGCCTGCCGCGGGTCGTCGCTGTAGACCTTGCGGAAGTATTCGGCCACCAGCACCGCGGGCTTGTCGCCGTCCAGATTCACCCACTCGGGCGCGTCCTCGACCAGCGAGGGGAGCTCGCCGCTCTCAAACACGGCCAGTTCTGAATTTGGATACTTCCGCTTGTAGGTGTCAAACGGCATCCACGAGGTGATGAACGCGAACTCACCGTCCGACCAGTCCGGCTCCTGCGCGGCCGGGTCGAGGTAGACCGCGTCCTGGTAGAGAATGCGCTTGATCACGATCTTCTGGTCGTTCGGGTCGGGCGACTCGTCGTCGTATTCCGTGACCACGCGGTAGGCGCCCACGCCCGCCTTGACGGCACGGTCAAACGCCCACGACCGCGCGAGGCCGGCACGACTGTCCCGCTCGATGGCGCGATACAGTCCCTGTAGCACCTCGGCCGTGTCCTCGGTCGCATCCTCGCTGATCGGGTGGATGTTGACGCCCAGATGGGCCGCCTTCTCCTGATTCAGCACCAACTGGATCGGCTGGTCGAGCTTCGGGATGCTGATCTTTGGCCGCGCCGGCACCGGGACACCGTCAATCGTGATGGCATCCCGCGAGACGGCCGCATCGGCGGCCCACTGGTTCTCAGGCACCTGGAACGCGAGGTCGTCTTTCTCGCGCTTGCGCTGCTCGGAGAAATACTCGACGGACGCCTTCAGGCGTGCCATCGCTTCGTCAATAATCGTGCGGTCGGTCTCGGGCATTAGGTCCAGTTCCATGACTGCGCCAGGGGCGCGCTGGTTCGCTTCGTGGTTACCTTGGGCGCGTCCATCCCGAAGTTGGCCTCGAGATACTCGGCACAGTTCTGGCCGTGCTCATACCACCCGTCTTTCTTGGGCTTCCTCACCTGCTTGTTTCCCACGCTGACGAAGTGCTCGTCCCACACGTAGCCGGCCTCGAACCCGTCAGCGAGGAATCGGTCAATCACGCTGTTGTTGGTCGAGATGCGGAGCCAGCGGTCGGAATCCGACACGATGAATGCCTCGCTGCGGTCGGCCGCCCGCTTCCGCATCGCGGACGCCATGCGCTCGATGCAGGCCAGGCGCACGCCGGGGCTGTTGGCGTCCACCCGGCAGCTGGGCTGGATGCCGTGCTCGCGCAGGATGGAGACTGCCCCGCGCGTGCCGTGGGACGTGTCCGAGGCGCCGGCAGGGTCGCAGCACCATTCCACGGCCGCCCCCTGGAACCAGGCGGTCAGATGCCGCTGCACGATGCCGATGAAGTCGTCTAGGAAGAGCTCTTGCCCGAGGATGCCCCCCAGGTAGCGCGCCTGCCCCAGCGGCGACCGCTGCCGAAACACGCAGCATGGGTGGTTCTTGCCGAAGTCGAGCGCGGCCTCGAGGGGCAGCGCGGGGTCAAACTCGGCAGCCCCCTCATGGATGCCCCGCAGAAAGGCGCCCTTGTAGACCGGCTCGCCCATGACGTTCATGCCCCGCCGGCCCAGAATCAGCGTGCGGTGCTTCGGGTGGCTGGGCGGGTAGATGCGCTCGAGGGCCGGGATGACGCTGGCGTCCAGGTGGTGCGCGTTGTCGTGGACGGACAGCGACAGGTAGACCCGCTCGGGCGTCTGCCGCGAGGGCTCGGACGGGAATTGCCGAGTAATCCAGTGGTTCTCGTCCACGGCCTGCGGGCTGATGGTGATCTGGTGCGGGTAGCCGGGCTGCGACAGGCGGCCGGCGAGCTCGAGATAAACATCCTCGGGGATCTCCTCGGCCTGGTCGACGTAGACCCGCGCCACGGTCTTACCGCGGAACTTGGAGTATCGCTGCGCGGCGTCCTGTGACTTCAGCCCGATGATGTAGATGCGGCTCCCGTTCGCCCAGGTGTAGCACCGCTCCTTAGCGTCCCATGTCTGCCGGTCCCCGGCCTGCTCGCAGATGGAGCGCCACAGCGGAGCCAGCAGCCCGTCCGCGTTACCTTCCGACCAGCGCGCCAGGATGATGCCGATGCCGGGGTAGTTGCGCGCGAAGGAGTGCTCCTTCCACAGGCAGACGGTGGTCTTGCCGGCGCGGATGGCGCCCTCGACATCTACCTCACGGGCCTGCTCAAGCATGACCCGCGACTGCGGGCCCGCCCACAGCATCTCGACGGGGTCAGCGAGGGTCGCTAGGGCTGGCGACATGGAGATGTCTAACCTCGCGCACCTCGACCGGCGCGCCGTCCTTCCCGGTGACCTGCAGGGGCAGGATCTTTCCGACGAGCGCCAGGAATGGGCCAGGCGTGTCGACCGCACGCTTGGCGAGATAGCTGACCCCGCCGGCCTTATCGAGCGCCTCCAGGATCATCTCTTTGACCTCGCGGGTCATCTTGTTGGGGACGCCCTTCTTGCGGCCAATGCCGGCACTGGGCGGACGGCGGGATTCGATGGCGCCCATCAGCAGCCGCCAGCACTTTGCTGTCGCAGGAGGCGTGTCGGCGACTCAGTCGGCATCGGTAAGAGGCCACCGTCTCGCGGGCCTGCGTCCGGGCGGGAGGACAACCGCCGGGACACTCGAAACGGTGGCAGGGCTAGTGTGCGCGCAATATTCGGTCTGTGTCAAGGGCTATCCGCAACGGTTTGTTGCGTATTGCGGCTCGGACGCTGGAATAGGCACGCCCTCAACGGCGGCGATGCCATTCTCATGGACGGTCAGCAAGCGTTGAATTTCGCCGCTGTCCTCCAATCCGTAGTGGTTCTTGTAGTAGGTGAGCACTTCCTGAAGTGCGTGCCCATCACCGCGACCGGCACCGCCAGAAACAGTAGTCCCCGCCAGTCATAGTCCAGCAGACACGCCCCGGCGAAAGGCACACACGGCGCTGCCCTCGCTGATAGGTCGCCATGTCTGACGGCGCAGGGCCGCGATGGCGTCGTCATAGGCACTCGCATCAAAGGCACAGCGCAGTTCACTGCCCATGCGCCGATGATCTTCGCGCTCTGCTTCCAGCCGCTCGATGAGCTTGTCGTTGCTCACGTCGTCCCCCTCTCCCGCTCCGCCAGCGGCTTCCCGCAGTGGTAGCAGAACTGCATCCCGTTCCCGGTTGGCGTGCCAGCGTTCAGACAGAAGTGCTGCCCGCAGGCGGTCTGCCAGTCCCCGTCGTCGTCCAAGGTCCAGACGCACGCGCCCTTCGCCCGCTCGACCTTGAGGACGGCCCGCTTGTAGGCCGCGATTGCTAACATCGCCTTCCTCGTTGTCGTGGGGTGCCATGTAGCCATTCCGTGCAGCACATCTCGCGCCACCCGCTCCCGCGCCTTCGCTGTCTGCGTCATACCGCCTCCTTCGCGTGCCGAGCCTTCCACGCCTTCCAGCGCGGGCTGACCTGCCATCGCCACGAACACCGCCGCGTGATTCTGTGTGTGAACACCCGCCCACACGCGCACATCAGCCGTTGGGGCCTCATACCGCCTCCTCGCATTCGTCACAGCCCACTAGAGCCAATGCGATGCGCCACGCCTCGGCATAGGTCACGTAATGGTCATACTCCATGACCTTCGCGGCCTCCCTTTCACACGCGATGCGCTGGGCGTCAGTCATGGCTGGCCCCGTGCAGGTCCACGAAGTCCGAATACCGCATCACGATGAGCGCGTCTTTCTGCTCTTGCCCAGGCGTCATCAGCACCAGGATGCCGACCTTCTCCGCTGGCGTCGTGGACACGATCCCCGCCAGCCACGTCCACAGCCACGCAGGCAACGAGCGCCTGAGCTTGGCCTGCACGCAAAACATGGGCGTCACCACGTCGGCCCCGTCTCGGTCGATGCCCGTCACGGGGATGCGCTGCCCGCCGAGGTCGCCCGCAATGCGCCGTTCACGGGCCTTCCATGTGTTCCGTGCCGTCATGCCTCCACCCCCGCCGGCAGTTGCTTCCGCTCGGGGCCGACGCCGAGCTCGGCCAGCTTGGCCCGATGCCGGCGCCGGCATGGACAGGGCGTCTGCCGCGGCACCCCGGCGACGTCTTTCACGGTCACCCACCCCCGTGAGTCTTCGCAGTCCACGCAGCCCTCGTAGGGATGCGCCGCCCGCACCTCCCGCTCGGCTCGCTCGACATAGCCCCGGATCTCAGGCACCGACGGCATCCAGACCATCTCAGGGTTCTGCATCATCAGGTCGACCGCTCGGTACAGGAGCGGCACAGACACCCCCGCCAGGGCGCGCGCATAGGCCACCTGGTTCGCCACGTCCCAGTCGCCCTTCACGGTCAGGGCCAGTGGCAGCAGGGCGTCGATAATCGCGAGGCGCTGCTCGGCGTCCGCTTCCCGCCGCGGTTCCGCCGCCATCGTAGACAGCCTCGAGAAGCCACCCTGCGCGACCGTGGCGGCCATATCTCCCACAGGCCGCATCACGACACCATCCCGCCGGCAATCGCCGCCCTGCCGGCCAACAGACGCTGCGTGCGGCCGCTCAGGGCGGCGCCTTGATCGGCCTTGATGGGCTGCGGGGTCCGGGTCCATCCGTCCTCGAGCAGCCACCGGTCCAACTTCGGGATGAACCGACCACCGTCGCCGGTCCACTCCGGGCTGACGACCTGCAGCGCCAGGCCGGCCTGCATCAGCGTCCAGAGGTCAGGTGGGGTGACGTCGTCGTGCCGGCTGAACGCTTCCCAGAACAGGCGCTCGACGTTGCGGACCGGCATCCGCCGGTGTTCGGGGTAGCGCGCGTGGAGCTCACGCAGCCAGTCCGTGAACGGGTAGTCCGGCGGGTTCACCGCCAGCGGTGGCTCGGGCGCAGCAACCACCCCTGTCGGTGTAACTGTCGTTGGCGTTGTAACTGTAACTGTAATTGGGTTCAGCACTTTGCTTCCCTCTGACGAAGCACTTTGCTTCCGCTTCAGGCCCGACACCACACCCCCAGCCGCCCCTGCGTTTCTGCGTTTATCCCTGATAATCCGCACTTCTTCGGCGGTTCTGTTCTGCTGCAGGAAGTCGTGAATACGCCAGCCATCACCATCGGGATCGACATCCCAGAGGCCTGCGGAGAGTAGCCGCGTCACCAGCCGGGACGCACCGGGCACACCGAGCGTCGACAGCGCGGCAGCAGGGATGTGACCGTCCGTCAACCCTTCGTTGGCATAGCAGACACCCGCCAGCCACAGCCAGGAGGCCGCCGGGCCGGCCTGCAGGAACTTCTTGTGCCTGGGGACAGAATTCTCAATTCGCGAATGCGCCACGCTGTGCTCCTAGGCGACGACGCGCCGATACTCAGACACACGCACACCGTTCTCGATGGGGCGCACGCGATTCTCAATCGTCCAGCCGTAGCGTTTGCGGGCATCGCTCACCCTGGTCCGCCACGCATATTGACCACCGACCCGCATCAGGTCGCGCGCGTCCACCCACTGGTTGGGGCGGGCGCGAAACATGTCGGCGACTGCGTCGGTGAACGTGTCCACCGAGAGGTGGAGGGGCTGCTGCATCTGACTCATCTGTCCTCCTGCGTGCTGTCTGATACAGCGGTGCTGTGTACGGTGTAGCCATAATCCCGGTGGCGCGTGCTGGCCGGAATAAACGTGACGCCTGCGTCTGCGTCTGTGCCGACGATGGCAATTTTCTTGGCGTGGACGCCGCTGTGACACGCCCCGCAGATGCCGACCTTGTTCGCCGTGGTTTCAGCGCCACAGGCCGACCGCAGCAGGATGTGATGCCGGTGCCACGAGCGCGGGTATGTCAACGGCAGGTCCGGGTCACAGGGCCGCAGGCAGCACTGGCAGACAAACCCGTCGCGGGCGTCCACGAGCGG